AAGGTCAAAGATTTGCAGAGTGGTTAGGTTTGGAGAACGAAGGTTTAATGAGAAAGTTTGGTTTTGATGGAACAGACCAATACAGATATGCGAGGATATTCTAATGGGAGCAGCAAATATTTTTACAATAGGAATGGGTGTTGCTCAATATCAAGCACAAGGAAAAATTGGTAAATATAATCAAGCTGTTAATAATAGAAAAGCTGAAGTATTAGATAATCAAGCTGTTCAATTAGAAAAAAAAGCAGAATTTGATATAGCTCAATTTAATAAATCATTTAAAAAAATAGAGGGAGCAACAAAAGTAGCAACTGCAAAGTCAGGTGCTGTAATTGATAGCGGTAGCGCATATTATGTTTCTTTATCAAATGCTTATGAAGCTGAATTACAAAGAAATTTAATTAATTACAATGCTAAGATAGCTGCAGATAATAAAAGAGAACAAGCAAACTTTGCAATAATAGAAGGTCAAATGGCTAGAAACGCAGCTAAACTAGCTCAACTACAAACGATTGCTACAACAGGAACAAGTTTACTTTTAATGAATAAAGGGAGTAGAACAGCATAATGCCAAAATTACCAACATTTCAAGCAGAAGGTTCAGTTAGTCAATTAGCTGGAACTACAACTGGAACTCAAGTTCCTTTGACACAAACTTTAGGCACTGCTTTAAAACCAATTACTGATCTTGTTGTAAAACAAAAAGTTCAAGAAAAAAATTTTGAAAATAGAACAGAAGCATTAAAGTTAGAAAATGATTTTATAACAGACATGCAGAAAGTAAACGATGAAGTAAATATTTTAGAAAATAAAGATCAAGCAAATGCCATATACAAAGAAAAATCAAACGCACTTATTTCTTCTTATGCTGATAAAGCTAGTAATCAAAATGTAAAAACATTGTTTACAAATTCAGCTCTCGGTGAAGTTCAAAAAGGACTATTTAGAGTAGATACACAAATATCTAAAAATATATTAAATTCATTAAATAATAATGTTGCACAAAAAGAAAAAAGATTATTGACTACCGCTTTTTTAGCAACAGGTGATTTTGATTATGCGGTTCTTCAAACAGATTTAGAAAAATTATATAAAGATCATTATACTGGTCAAATATCAAACGCTGATCTTACAAAATTAGTAGATGGAATACCGGGTAGAATAGAAATATTTGAAGCAACTCAAGGTCTTACAGAAAACACAAAAGAAACCTACTTAAAATTAAAAGATGATAAACAATTTGTAAACATGCCTTTAAAAGAAAGAATGGAACTTATAAATGATGCAACATTAATTTTAAGACCAGAACTTAGATTAGATTATAAAAATTTCATAGCTGCTGCGAAAGTTGGTAAAACTATACCTTTTGATATGAAATTTGCAAAAGAGGTTTTTGAGCCAAAAGAAATAATTGGTATGCAAGAGCAATTCTTGATGGTTACAAATGCTCTTGAAGATACTAAAACTTTAAATCGAATACCTTCAAAAGACATAGATGAAACACTAAAAACTATGATTAAAAATAAATATGACTCTATGAATTTTATAGATGCACAAAATATGGAAAATTATTTAAAGACTATAGTTTCAACAAGATTAGAAGCTATGAAAACAAACCCTGTAAAATTTATTATTGATACAAATGATGAAGCTAAAAGATTGCTTGATGAGTTTACCACAGAAGAAAATCTAACATTAAAAACAGAAAATAAAAAAGCATTTGTTAATTATATATATGAAGAACAAGTAAAAATGGGTAATCCAAATTACTTAATAAAAGTTACATCAACAGATGAAGCAAATCAATTTGTAGAACAATATTTACAATCTGATGCAGGTACAAGATTAGCTATGTTACAAAATGCTGAAGATCAATTTGGAGATTTTTTTTCAAAAGCCATGCTTGAATTTACAGAGGCTGGTTTACCTGAGACAGCAGAGCTATCTTCTTTTTTTGGAAATCCACAACTTACAAAAAAATTTTTAAGTTTTGATTCTGATGAAGAAAAAAAACAATTAGAAGAATTTGTTTCATTAAAAGATTTTCCAATGGTAGAAATAAAAAGAGATATATTAAAGGATTTGGAAGATTTTGAAGCAGCAGTTATGTTTGCCAATAAATTTGATACTTCTTTTGCAGCAGATAAATTAGATAGAATAGTTGATGTTTTAGGTTATTATGCAGCAAACGAAATAAGAGCAGGTGTTAAACCATCAAAAGCTGTTAAAAACGCATCTAACTTAATAAATCAAAGTTTTGAAATAGAAGATTCATATTTTATACCAAGAATTTATGATGGAGTAAGCCTTCCTAATGGACAGGTTGACTTTATAAAAGAAAAATCAAAAGCAATACAAAAAGAATATATTGATTTATGGGGAGCTGTTTCTTTTAAATCTTTTGATGAAAACATAGATGTTGAACTTTTAGATAAAGAAATGAAAGAACAAATGTTAAAAAATGGAAGATGGGTAAATAATTCTGATGGTACAGGTTTAATATTTGGAATTACATTTGGTGATGGATCATTTGCACCTGTATTTAATAAAGAAGGAGAAACTTTAGAATTAAAATTTGATGATGATAGTTATTTATTACCAAATACCGATATAAGAATACAAATTGGTGGTAAATCTGCAAGTATTGAAGATTATGGAGATTAATAAATGGCTCAACTAGGATTTGGATTAAATATAAATGAAACAGCACAAGAAGCAGGTTATGATCAATTTTCACAAGGTTTAGGAGATACACTAAAAGCTGTTGCTGCTGATAACTGGAATTTTAATCCTGTTTCATCAATTTTATTGTATCAAGATATTTTACAAGAGAGAAGAAATGCAATCAAACAAGATGATGTATTTATTGATAGACAAGAACTTAATACAAAATATAAAAATTTAGGTTTATTTTTTGAAAAAGATGAGCCTCAATCTGTTGTTGATATAATAGTTCAAGAAAAAAAAGATGAACTAAGAAGAAATAGTATTATTGATAGAGGCTCAAAAGGAGCATTACCTTTTGCTGCTAAATTTTTAACTGGTCTTGGTGTTAGTATTCTTGATCCTATAAATATAGGAGTTTCTTTCATACCTGTTTTTGGACAAGCAAGATTTGCAGCTTTAGCTGCAAGAAAGGGATTTACAACTGCTAGAGTAGCAAGAGGTACAGTTGAAGGTGCGGTTGGTGCTACTCTTGTTGAGCCTATTGTTTATGGTGTAGCTCAATCTGTTCAAGCTGATTATGATTTAATGGATAGTTTTTTAAATATTACATTTGGAACTATTATTGGTGGAGGACTTCATGTTGGAGCTGGTAAATTAAGAGACATGAACACAGCTAGAAAATTTAGAATAAGACAAGAAAAAATTAAAAAGGGTAGAGAAATGCTTGATATTAAAACAGATGAACCAGATCCAGAATTAAATTTATATAAAGAATATTATCCCGAAAATTCTAAATTAATGATGCAATTAGAAAAAAGTGATCCTACAACAAGAAAGTTAATTCTTGCAAAATCTGTTGGTGATGTTGTGGGTGAAAAACCTTTTGATGTTACTCCTATTGCACAAAAAGATGCAGCATTAAAAAATGTAGTAGAAAACTCACCAGATGCTGAAGTTAATGTAAAGCCAAAAGAATCTAATCTTGAAAGTACAGAATTAAACACAACAAAAAGAAATCAAAAAAATGTTAAAAATGAAACAAGAGATTCAGAAATAGATGATTTACAATCTCAGTTGGATGCTTTGAAAGCAAGACAACAAGATAGTAAAATTAAATTTAAAGATGATACTGAATTAAAATCAACAACAGATGAATTAGATGAACTTAACACAAGGTCAAATGATTTAGATGAAATAGTTAAAGATGCAATTAATTGTGTAAATGGTAGATAAATATGTCAAATAAATGTTTGTTAAGAGTTGAAGAATTATTAAAAAAATCAACTATAAAAGCTGCTAAAAAAGATGAAATAATTAATGCAATAAAAACTGCACAAGCTGAAAAAAAATTATCTACTATAGATGAAATAAATGTTGATAAAATTGCAAAAGAAGTAACTGAACAAATAAAAGCTCAAAAAAAAATAAATAAAAGAAACGCAATAGAGAATGAAATTAAAGTAAGAAAACTTACAGAATATGTTTTAACAGAATTTTCAGAAAATCCTGAAGAGGGTTTGATTGCAATATTAGTTGGTTCAAACGATCAAAAGTTAGGTTCAAGAGCTTCTGTGTCAGTTCAACAAGTATCAAGTGTTAATCAACTAATAGCAGGTTTTAATGCTAGACTTAAAGAAAATAATTTAGTCGAACTTTTTGATAGTGCAGATAAAAATACTCAATTAGCAATAGCTAGAACCATGTTTGAATTAAATCAAAGAAAAACTGCTGTTGAAGAAAATTTAGATATAAAACCACCTGTTACAGAAAAAAATCCACAAATTGTAAAATTAGCAGAAATTATGGAAGATTATTCTGAAATGATAAGACAAAAATTAAATGATAGAGGAGCAAACATAGCAAATCTATGGGGTTACATAGTAAGACAATCTCACGATCCTTATAGAGTTAGAGATGCTGCAAATGTTTTAAAAGTAAAAGATATAGAACCTGATCCAAACTTAAAAAGTAAAAAAGATAGAAATTATAATAAAAATTATACAGCTTGGAAAAATTTTATAATGAATAAATTAGATCAAGAAAGAACATTTGCCGATGTTGATGATATAGATAATTTTTTAACAAATGTTTACAACACTCTAGTTGGAAATAAATATCAAATGGCTGATGGTGCTAGTTCTTTATATGGATCAAGAGATGTAGCTAAAAGTTCAGTTTACAGAAGAGTTTTACATTTTAAAACAGCAGATGATTGGTTTGCTTATAATGATATTTTTGGTGCTGGTAATTTAAAGGAAGCATTTTTTTCTGGTATGCAAACAGCAGGAAGAAATATTGGTATAATGGATACTTTAGGTACAAAACCAAAAGATAATTTTAATAAAATTAGAGCTGCTGTTCATCAAAGATTAGTTGATGAAGGTAGAAGTAGCGAAAGTACAAAATCTGGTCAAAGATTTGAAAAATTTGTAAAAGCTGTTGATGGTTCAATTTATACCATAGATGATTTTGCTATAGCAAAATATTCAGTAATATTAAGAGGAATAGCAACTATGGCAAAACTTGGAGGTGCAACATTATCTGCTGCTGCTGATATAGGTTTATATGCCTCAGAGCTAAAATATCAAGGAAGATCGTTTTTAGGTGGTATGTTTGAAGCCATGAATAACATTAGAAAAATAAAAAATTCAAAAGATAGAAAAGACATTGCTGAAATGCTGGGATTTATTGCAGATAATACAATTTATGATATTGCTGGAAGGTATCAAGTTGGCGACCCTATGAGCAAAGGTTGGACAAGACTTCAAAGAACATTTTTTAAATTAAATCTTCTCTCTTGGTGGACAAACACTTTAAAAGAAGGAGCTATGTTAGGCATGGCTAATTTTTATGCAAAACAAAAAAATATTGAATTTGATAATTTAAAACCAGCTATTAAAAGATTGTTTGAACAATATAATATAGACTCAACAAAATGGAATATTATAAGAAAAAAAGCAATGATAAAAGCAGATGATGGAAAAGAATTTTTAAATATAAAAGATTTAGATAATCTTACTGATCAAGAGGTAAGAGATATTACAGGTATAAAAAATTTAACTAAAAGACAAATATCTATTGAGAAGGATAAATTTAAAGCATCAGTTTCTGGTATGCTTTTAGACAGATCAATTTACGCAGTTATAGAACCAGATGCTAGAGGAAAAGCAATGCTAACAGGTGGTGCAATGTCAGGAACTTATGCTGGTGAAGCAATGAGATTTATAACTCAATTTAAAGCATTTCCTTTTGCTATATTACAAAAAACATTAGGTAGAGAATTTTCTTTTATTAAAAAAGGAGGAACTGGTAATGTAGCAAGAGGAGCATTAGGACTTACAGCAGTTATAGTTACATCTGGTTTTTTTGGATATTTGTCTATGACAATCAAAGATTTATTGAAAGGTAGAACGCCAAGAGATCCAACTAAAGGTAAAACTGTTTTAGCAGCCTTTTTACAAGGTGGAGGATTAGGTATATATGGCGATGTTATATTTCAAGAGGCAAGAACTGCTGCGGAAAGACTTGGTTCTTTATTTGGACCAACAGCACTAACAGCAGGAGACTTGCTACAAGCCATATATTTTGGTATAACTGGCAAAGGTGGAAGTGCTGCAAGATCAGCATACAATGCTGTGCAGAAAAATATACCATTTTTGAATTTATTTTATATAAAGAGTGCTTATGACTATTTAATAGGTTATCAAATAATGGAAACTCTATCTCCGGGTATTTTAAGGAGAACAGAAAGAAGAATGGAGAAGGATTATGGTCAAGATTTTTTATTTACAAAACCCTCATTCAAGTTTAAAGGATTTTAAGTATGACAGTTTCTACAACAATAATTAAATCATCACATAATGGTAATGGCTCAACCACAACTTTTGCTTATAACTTCAAAATTTTTGCGGACACAGACTTAGTAGTAATTATAAGATCAGCAGCAGGAACTGAGACAACTAAAACTTTAACAACTCACTATACAGTAGCGGGTGCAGGTGATGCTAGTGGAGGTTCAATTACCTTTACATCTGGCAATATACCAGCTTCAGGTGAGACAGTTGTTATAAGAAGGAATGTCCCGCAAACTCAAGCGATAGATTATATCGCTAATGATCCATTCCCTGCGGAGACTAATGAAGAGGGTCTGGATCGTACTACTATGATTGCACAGCAAGTATCTGAAGCAACAGATAGATCAATCAAGTTATCAAGAACAAACACAATGACATCTACAGAATTTACTGTAGGTGCAACAGAAAGAGCAAACAAAATTTTAGCATTTGATAGTGCTGGAGAAATTTCAGTAACACAAGAGCTAGGTACATTCAAAGGTACAGATGCAACTGTAACTACAGAGGCATACAATGTTAGAGATATAATTAAATCAACAACTACTGCTGAACTAAATAATGTTTATATTTGTGTAGCAGATTCAGTTGTTGGAGATAGTCTAACAGACACAGATCATTTTCAATTATTGGTAGACGCTGTTTCAGCAGCAACCAGTGCCACAGCCGCAGCTAGTTCAGCAAGTGCTGCATCTACTAGCGCATCTGCTGCCGCAACATCTGCTACAAACGCTGCTAACTCAGCATCCACTGCTACAACAAAAGCAAGCGAAGCATCTACTTCTGCAACCAATGCAGCATCTTCTGCATCAACTGCATCTACTCAGGCAAGTAACGCTGCTAGTTCTGCTAGTGCTGCTAGTACCTCTGAAACAAACGCTGCATCATCTGCATCAACAGCTAGTACACAAGCTACCAATGCTGCTTCTTCAGCAACTGCTGCTGCAAGTTCTGCAACGACAGCTACTACAAAAGCATCAGAGGCTTCAACATCAGCAACTAATGCTGCAAGCTCAGCAACAACCGCATCAACTCAAGCATCAAACGCATCGACTTCAGCGACTAATGCTGCATCAAGTGCTACTGCTGCCGACACAGCTAAAACTGCTGCACAGACTGCACAAGCCGCAGCCGAAGCTGCTGCTGATAACTTTGATGATACTTATTTGGGTGCGAAAGCTAGTGATCCTACAGTAGATAATGATGGGGATGCACTAACTGCAGGAGATTTATATTTCAATACAACATCAAATGTATTAAAGGTTTATAATGGTTCATCTTGGCAGGTAGCTGCTGTAGACGCAACGACTTTAGCATCAAATGGATTTGCTGTTGCAATGGCAATAGCCTTATAGTAAAGGAGTAATATGGCACAAGATTTTGAAAGAGTATTAAAAACAAGTATCGGAACATCTGCTACAGAAGTAAGAGCTGCTGCTAACAGTGATGATGCAATCATCGGAATGAGATTTGCAAACAAAGGAACTGTTGCTGTAACAGTTGATGCTACTGTTAAAAATAGTGGTACAAGTTATTATTTAATTAAGGATGCACCCATACCTGTAGGTGGATCATTAGAGTTAATCGATGGAGGGTCGAAAGTTGTACTTCAATCTGGAGATTCTGTAGAAGCATTAGCTTCTGTTGGTAGTTCAGTTGATGTAATACTTTCTGTTGTTGACTCCATAAGTACATAGGAGAATACATTTGGCTTATCTTGGTAATCAACCATCAAACAACTTTGTAAGTTTAAAACGTCAAGTTATAACTGGTAATGGTGGATCTACATATACTTTAGATCATGCTGTTGCATCAGTTAATGATGTTGCAATTTTTGTAAATAATGTACGTCAAGATCCAGCAACTTATTCAATATCTGGAACTGCTTTAACTTTAGGTGGCACAATATCAAGCTCAGATAGTTGCTATGTAATTTTCTTAGGACAAGCTTTACAAACTGTTACTCCAGATGCAAATACAATTACAAACGCTATGCTTGGAGAAACTATTACAGTTGCTAATGGTGGAACTGGAGTAACAACAGCAAGTGCTTTGGCTAATACAGGAAATTTAGTTTTACTTTCATCACAAACTGCAAGTGGAGATGCTTCTATTAATTTTACATCTGATATAGATAGTACATATAAAATTTATGTTTTTAAATTTTTTGACATACATCCATCAGCAGATGAAGAATTAACTTTTCAAGTATCTACAGATGGTGGTTCTAATTATAATACCACAGTTATTGCTGGTTTTCATAGAATACAACTTCTTACAACAGATGGCTCAAGTGCAACAAGTGCAATGGATACTAATGTAAATGATGTAAATGTTACAACTTATTCAAAATTAACAAGACCAATAACACAATCAGCATCAAACTCAGCAAGTTCAAGTGGAGAACTTATAATTTATAATCCTTCTGGAACAACTTTTTTTAAACATTTTCAATCTGATGTAAATACTTATGGAAATTTTACACAAAGAGCTTTTAAAGGTGGAATGTTTAAAACAGCATCAGCAATAAATGCAGTTAGTTTTAAAATGGATAGTGGAAATATAGATGCTGGAACAATCTCAATGTATGGAGTGAAAACATAATGGCTAGAACAAAATTAGTAAATGGAATTAGATATAATCTAACAGCAGAAGAAGAAGCACAAAGAGATGCAGAAGAAGCTCAAGCATTAATTGACAAACAAAATGAAGAACAAGCTATTGCTGATGCAGAAGCTAACGCATTAACAGGCAAACAAAAACTAAAAGACTTAGGTTTAAATGACGCTGAAATAAAAGCGTTGATAGGAGTATAATAAATGGC